CTATGAGCGGATGGACCAGCAAGACAACGTATTGCAGGATCTGGCTCGCAGCATAAAAGGGCTGCACTCGATGCTGAGTAAAGAACAGTCGGCACACCAAGGAACGGAGTGAACACATGGAAGGTGATCTGAAGCTGATGCAAGAAAGACGGCGCAGGGGCATCATCATGAGCTGGGTACGGGAAGGTCACCAAAACCAGCTCTCGCGCATGGATGACCTCCAAATCTGGGGCATGTTTCTGAAGCTCGGCATGACGGTGGGCCGCGAACAAGTGATCACCCTCCTTCAGGATCTCGCAGTGCTCGATTACATCGTGTTCAAGCAGGGCATGAATGAAGACACGGGACGCACCGTAATCAGCCAGATCGAGCTGACGGCCGCAGGCCTGCGCTTTATGACGCTCCGCAAGAGCAATGACGACGTGCAGTACAACCAGGGTTGAGCGGCGTGGAGTTTCAATTTGACTAAGCCCAGACCAAAAACGGGAGAGCCCCGCGTAGTGAAGCAGCCGCTCAAGATCGATCGACTGCCGCAGAGCGCGCAGGACGCGATCAAGACGCTCTACGACCGGGGACGCACCTGGGTGGAAATCGCCGAGCAATCAGCGCGGCCGTATAGCGCTGACTGGGAAAAGGACGGCGGTGGCTTTATTGACTGGGTTCTGGTGGAGAGCGAAGATCTGGATCTCTTCCCCGGATTGCGCCTGGCGAAGTCCTCGTTGCAAAGGTGGTTCGATCTACGCGTCGCGCAGGTGCGCTCCCAGGTCCTGGCCGAGAGCGCCAAAGCGCGCGAGTGGGCGCAGGCTTTCTCTAGTAATGATCTGCCAGGATCGAACGCCGCGGTGATGAATGCCATGCGTGACCAGGTCTTCACCCTGATGCAGCAGGTTGGACCGGGCGACCAGGGGAAGTTCCTTGCAGGCCTTAACCTGCTCTCACTGACCATGTCCCGGCTCCAGCGCGTAGAGCTGCAGGCGCGCAGAGTCGCCGTGGAAGAGAAGACGGTCCAGATGAAGCTCGACCTGGTCAAACAAAAGGCCGGCAACCTGCTGGGCGATATCGAAGGCCGCGAAGGCAAGCCCCCGGTGCAGCTCACCCGCGAGGACCTGCTCGAAAAGGTGAGGGAGATCTATGGGGCAGTCTAACCAGATCTTCCTCAAATACCAGCAGGACTGGATCAACGACAAGTCTCCTCTCAAAATATGGAAGAAGGGGCGGCAGATTGGCTTCAGCTTCTGCGCCACCTTCCGGGCTGTTGCCGATATGGTGCGGCGTAAAACTCTCTGGATCGCACTCTCGGCCGGACAGCGCCAATCGAACGAGCTGGCGCACAAGGCCAGGGAGCATGTGGAAGCGATCGCGCAGATCGAGCAGGCGGCGCGCGGCTTTGAGTTTGTCGAAAGGGAAGGAACCGGGGTTTTCGAGAAGGAAGGCACGGGCGAATTTGTCCAGGCCGTGGAGCTGACCCAGTCGGTGATCCATTTCCCTTCAAACAAATCCAGAATGATCTTTCTGCCGGCGAACCCCGACACGGCCCGCGGTTACACGGGAAACGTCCTGGCCGACGAGTTCGCCTTCCACAAAGATGCAAAACGCATCTATGCGGCTATCTATCCTTCCGTGACTCGCGGCTACTCGATTGAGATCGGCTCGACTTGCTTTGGCGAGTCGGGCATGTTCTACGAACTGTGCGAGAAGGAAAACGGCTACTAGAAGCACTGCACGACGATCTACGACGCCGTCGCCCAGGGCTTGAATGCCGACCCGGTGAAGCTGCGCGAGGGCTGCCCGGATGACGACATATGGGATCAGGAGTACTGCTGCAAGTTCATCAGCGATGCTTCGAGCTGGATCACCTGGGCGCAGATTAGGGCTGCGGAGTCTTCGTACGCTACTACAGATCTCCCGGAGTATTACATTCCCACGGGCGAACTATTCCTGGGCGTGGACGTTGGCCGCAAGAAGGATCTCACGGTCATCTATCTCCTCGAAAAGGTGCTTGGAGTCTATTGGACTCGCGCAATTGTCCGCATGCGCGCGACTCCGTTCCGGATTCAACGAACCAAGATCGAATGGTTTATGGAGAATCTGCCGATCAAGCGGCTCTGCCAGGACTGCACGGGAATCGGCATGCAAATGGCTGAAGAGTTAGTGACGAAGTATGGGACCTATCGCGTTGAGCCTGTCACTTTCACCGCGGCTTCTAAAGAAGACCTGGCGGTGAGGGCAAAGCGAAATTACGAGGATGGGACGATTCGCAATCCGGACGATACCAACCTTCGTGGGGCAATTCACGCGATCCGAAAGATCCCGACAGCAGCCAACAACTTCCGATTTGATGCCGATCGCACTGAGGCCGGCCATGCGGATGAATTTTGGGCTCAAGCGCTGGGGCTTCTGGCCGGAGATAACGGCGCTGTATGCACCCTGGGCATGACCTCAAGCCCAATTCCTAGCAGCTTTTCCCAGTCTGGAGGCTATCTCTGATGGCAGACGAACAGATTCCGCCGATGCCGCCTGCGGGCGAGATCGTTGGCGAACAGAAACTTTATCTCACGCAAATCTCGCTCTACCAGAACGCGCTGGCCTTTGGTGGCCAGCGCAGTCCCTCCACGATCTGGGGCTCGATGGTGCGCAACGAGGCGATGTCCATCCTCTACTACCGCGAGCTCGAGGACAAAGACGAGGACGTCGGCAACGCCATGGACACGCTGAAGCTGAACGTGCTTGAGCGCGATCGCAGTGTGCGACCGGCAGACGACTCGGGTAAAGCGCAGGACGTGGCAGCATTCGTCCAGGCGCAGCTCGATGGGCTGCCCAACTTCCATGGAACACTGGATTGCATGCTGGACGCACCAGGCTATGGATTCAGCGTCCAGGAGATGATCTTCGATGCCAGCATGGGCCAGGCCGCGCTCACTGAGATCAACGATTGCCCTCAGGAGTTGTTTCTCTTCGGCAACCGATTCCAGCCACAGATCGGCCAGCTCCAGCTGCTCGACTCGCCCTTCATGATGGAGGGCACGCCGATGCCGGAGCAGAAGTTCCTGATCTCTACCTACCGCGGCCGCTCGCGCAACCGAATGGGTCGTCCACTGCTCAAGAGTGTCTTCTGGCCGAGCTGGTTCAAACGGAACACTCTGCGCCTCTGGCTGCAGTACGGCGAGAAGGGACCTGGCACGGCCGTGGTGCGTTACGCGGATGGCGCCGACGTGTCTGCACGGCAGCAAGCTGCAGCCATTGCCCAGGCCATCATCAGCGAAGCCGCGCTGGCCATGCCGGAGAACATGCAATACGACCAGGAGCTGCTCAAGATCGCCCGCGCCCTGGACCCCGCCGTCTACAAGGAACTATTCCTGCTTATGCAGTACGCGATCGCGCGCAGGATTCTGGGCGAGACGCTGACCACATTTGGCAATGAAGGCGGCGGCGGCTCAAAGGCCCAGGGCGACACCCACGCCGATACTTTGGAGAAGAAGACGGTCGAGCTTTGCCGCGGCCTGATGTCGGTTGTCAATCGCCAGCTGGTCCGCCCGCTGGTGCTATGGAACTTCGGTCCGGATGCGCCGATGCCCACTTGGTCGTTTGACCTGGAAGAGGATGAAGACCTGGCTGCGCGTATCGGCATCGACTCCGCTCTGCAGGGAATGGGCGTTCCCATGCCGCTCAGTTACCTCACCGACCGTTACGACGTGCCGCAGGCGTCAATCAACGATCAGATCGCAACGCCCGGTGCAAATGCCCCAGCCGTCACAGTGCGCGACACGTCAGCAGCATCATTCAGCGAGCCGGAGGATGCGATTCGCGAGGACCTGGACGAGTACGACCGGATATTCCTTGGGCTCCAGAAAGGCGCAACCAAGCTCTACAAGGAGCGCATTGAAGAAATCGCGGAAGCCGTGAAGCCTGCGGTGGTGAAGTAATTGGCTCTTCACTTACACCACGGGATCATGCGCGACGCCGCGGTGCAGCACCGCATGGGCGATCTGTTGGCGCGTCACCTGGCCGCCAGCAATATACTGGGACGCGCGCAGATCCTGAAGCATGTTCACAAGAAGACCGGGAACCTGCTGCAGATGGTGAGCAGCTCGCGGTTGAGCGTCAATTTTGACGACGACCCTATCGATCTTTCCGCGGGCTTCTCGACCGATCTTCCCTCGGATGACATCTCCGATTACATCGGCAGCCTGGTCCCGGTAAACAAAGACGTCTTCGACGGGCTCACGGCGCAATACCGCAAGGATGCATTCACCCTGGCCGGCGCTGCCGATGTGCGGCTGATTGCCAAGATCCGCGACGAGTTGGCCGGCGTGGCGAAAGAGGGCGGCACAGCAGCTGACTTTGAAGCGGCGGTGAACAAACTCACCGACGACGCGGGAATCGCACGGCTGAATGCCTTTACGCTCGACACCGCCTTCCAGACGGCCATGCAGAAGGCTTTCAGCCTGGGCCGCTATGAACAAATGAAGGACCCGGCCGTGACAGAAGTACTGCCCTTCTGGCAGTACTGGACGGTTGGCGACGATTGTGTGCGTCCCGAACACGCGGTGATTGATCAATTCACAGCCAGGGCCGAGGATCCAGTGTGGATGAAGATCTATCCGCCGAATGGATTTAATTGCCGCTGCTCGGTGGCGCCCATCCTTGAGAGCGAAGCGCTGAAGGCAGACAAGAATGCGAATGAGCCAGGCCTGTTGCGGCTTCCGCTGCTCGCGCAATTGAAAGTTCCTCAGCCTGGATTCGGGAAAATCTTCCGCATCGCCGCATAGCTTCTCGCCATGGAGCGCGAGTTTGCCATCTACCGCAATGGCTAAAGCTACCTGAGCTGAAGATAGCTCAAGTGGCAACCACACCCATTCCGGCAGCTAGCACCACAGGGTCCTCTCCTTGGATCGAGATCTTCCGCGCTGGCGACTACCGCAGCAAAGGAAAAGGCCTCGTGACGCGGGAAGATCTCAGCCGCGTGGCCGCGAGCTACGATTCATCCTTCCATGAAGCTCCCGTGACAGTGGGGCACCCAAAAGACAATCTTCCCGCATTTGGCTGGATCGATCAGCTGATGGTGCGTGGTGATCTGCTGATGGCGCAGGAAAAGCAGGTCGATCCGCAGTTCAACGAACTGCGGCAGGCTGGGCGATTCAAGAAGCGCTCTGCTTCGTTTTACACCGACGCCGACGGTAAGATCGCCGGCCTCCGGCATGTGGGATGGCTCGGCGCAATGCCGCCCGAGGTCAAAGGTTTGCAGGACGTGCAGTTCGACGACAACGGCCGCAAGTTCATTGAGGTGGACTTCGGCGAGGAAGAGGAGCAGATGGAAAAGACAATTGCCGAACAGGTCAAGGAATATCTTGCCG